TGCTACATCCATGATTTCTTCTGATGAGCAATAATCTCCATAGGCTTGAAAGCATTTAGCTAATCCTTGAGCCTCGCAATAAGCGATATTTAAACTAATTCCGTTGATTACCATTTTGTTTTTGTTTTTGTTGTTTGTTTATGCGTTGTAGAGCCGCACCCCTCTTTTTATTTATTTATACAAATCAATAAATTCAAATTGAATACATTCCATGCAATACTTTACTACTGATGCATCTTCTGTTTTTTGCATGGTGTATTTATAGTTAAACAAAACGTCTAAGTCATTGTTTGAACGAACGTTCTTTAGAGCTTGATAAATTAAGATACCTAATTCATTTGTGTGGCTAGAATAAGTTCTCTTTAATACCGCAACTGCTTTCTTTAATTCTTCTGGAGTTCTTTGTGTTTGCATTTGTTTTTTGTTTTTGTTTGTTGAGCAAATATATGTAAATCTTTTTTAGATAAAAAAATATTTTTTTAATTATTTTTAGTTTTTCAACGTTTGCAATACTTGTAGAGCGCATTTTTTTTTATTACAATATAAAAAATATGTATTAAATTAGATGCGTGAAAGGAAAAATCATACATTCCATGAAGCCAAGAGCTAAAAAACCATTAGCAGGCGAGGCAGGAGTACAAGTTGCCATTGTGCAATACATTAAAATGCAATATCCAAATGCGTTGTACTGTGCAAGTGCAGGTGGTATGTTCACTAGTATGAAGCAGGCAATAAAAATGAAGATGACAGGATATGTAAAAGGATTTCCTGATCTTCAAATATGCGAACCAAATGATAAATATCACGGATTGTTTATAGAAGTGAAGACTGACAAAGGTGTAGTATCAAAGGAACAAAAGGAATGGATAAAGCAGTTGAATAAACGTGGGTATTATGCTACTTATATTAAAGGCTCAGAAGACGCTATTAAATTGATAGATGCATATTTCTCAAACTCAATATGAACAGCACCGCAGGTTAGCCATTAACTTGTGCAATGGCAATGTCTATGAGGCAGATGATTTACTGCATGACACTTTATTATGCATATTTGAAAGTAATACTATTGTAATTAATTCAGAACATTACATAAATAGATCTTTAAAAATTGCATACTGGTCTAATCGCTCTCACTATCATAATAAAATAAGGAAATTTAATCAAATTAGTGACGAGCCTACTGAGTCACAATTGCGTGACTACGAATCTGTGACAGTGTGGTTAGGTGATCGAATTACAAATGAACAGTTAGATATTTTGATTTCACGCCTTCCTTTCTTTGAGCGCGAAGTGTTTTACTTATATGCTTTAAACGACTTTAGTTACAACGATCTAAGTATTAGTACAGGAATACCAAAGAAAGTCCTTTACAACGCGGTTAAATATGCTAAGAATGAAATAAAAAAAGCTATTGTGATATGAATAAGATTTTAGAGATGGCCAATATGCGAATGGCCATATGCAGAGAATGTCCAGTCTACAATTCAACAACCCGAACTTGTGGCACACCACTCAACAAATTAAATCCATTTGCTAAAGTTGTAACTTTAGATTCAGTGACTTTTAAGCCATGCGGTTGTTTTCTTGACCTTAAGACAAAGATGACATTCCAAGATTGCCCTGCTGGTAAATGGCCTATTGTGGTAGATAGCGAAAAGAAAGCGCAAGCTAAAGAGTTAGTTCAAGCTGTAAAGGCAACCAATGTACTTACTGATCAACAGCGCAAACTTCTTACTGAATTAGATGAGCTAATGAAAGGTAGTAAAGGTAAGGTCAGCAGTTGTGTACCATGCATTAATAAGATGATAGATGATTTGCATAACCAACTAAAAACCGAGGAAGTTATACTAACTGATGAACAAACCACAACACATAAGAAAAGTGGAAGAAAATCAAGAAAATCAGCAATATGATGAGCCTGCTTCATTTTTGTTTTACGTTCTATATAGTGATAGGATTATCACTTATTGGACTGATGGTCGTGATGATCCTACGTCGAACCCTACCTTTTTCAATTGATAATCTTATTGGTATGGTATTTACAGCATTTTGTTGGCCAGTCGTGTTAGCAATGACTATTGTTGAATTGTTTAAAAGTGGTGAGTAATTAACACACAACCATCAATCTACATTAATATATTTGTAGAGTTGAGATGATAAAGTATTGCCCCTTTGGTTTTTAGAATCTCAACAATTCAAAAAATCATTGGGGCATTCCCTTTTATGAATCAATTAAAATTATTCTCCATTGCCAATGGGAGATGCAAACGGCAAACTTGCGATACACCAACGCTTGGTTCAGGTAAATTCGCTATTAGCGAAATTGTTTGTTTTTATTGGGGGAGCTTTTTCTTTTCTTTCTTTTTATTTTTTACCTTTTTTTATTTTTCTTTGTTTTCTTTTGGGTTATATTTACTCTTATACATATAATGTTTAATATATGATTATACTAGCTGCTCAAATCGAATCAATAAAGTCTCGAAAAGATAGGACTACAGCTATTGTAATAGGCACTAATGAGCTTACACCTGATCAAGCTGGTCAAATATTTAGTTTGCAAAATTCATTCGTTTATTGCGCTCTAAAAGAGGAGGAATTTGCTACTAATGAAAGGGACATTCTCAATGACTTAAAAGCCGACTTTGAAATTGAAAAGAAAAGCAATGGTCAAAGGTTAAGGAATGTCCTTTACAAGTTATATGAGCAGGACAAAGAAGGATTCTTGACCTTTACTAAGTATTACGACCATAAGATGGAGCAACTAATAAACCATTTCAAAACGAAATTAGAATTGTGAAGAAATGCTTTAGATGTGAATGGCGGTTACCTTTATTCTTATTTGGTAAAGATGGAATGAGATATCAAAGAGAGAGTGATAAAGGTAGGGTGAAGATCTGCAGGATATGTGAGTATAAGAGATGGAATCAGTTGAGAGAGGCTTGGAAATTTAATTTCATTACGAAGAAATTTGAAAAGATAACGTTTGAGACCAAATGGCAAATAATTAAAAAGGTATTAAGTTAAAATATATGAATAAAGAAAGATTGAAAGGTGAAATTTTTGACGCTATTATGTGGCTCATTGCTTTTACTATTAAAGTGACTGTAATTGGACTAATTATCTATTCAGTAATTAGATTTGTTAAATGGTCTTGGAATTTGTAAACATCAAAAGTTAATAAAAATGGGATTACCAAAAGGACAAACTAATAACCCAAATGGCAGACCAGTAGGTTCTAAGTCTGAAAAGACAAAGCAATGGGAATCATTGGGTGAATCAATTACTGGTCAACAAGCTGAACAGTTCAATGCGTTCCTTGATAAGCTATGGGCTAGCAGAAACGATGAAGACAAAATGATAGCATCAGAACTTTACTTAAAGACATTAGAGTACTTTAAGCCTAAGCAAGCGCGCAACACGATAGTAGGTGATGCAGATGCACCAGTGCAAATAATCATATCTGACAAATTGTAAGCAATCCACTGAACAAAATGATAGCAAAAGAAAAAGCTGAAAGCATATTTCAACAGATGTACAAAAATCTTTGGCATACTAACGCAGAGCCTATTCATTGTAAAGAATGTGCATTGATAGCGGTGGATGAAATAATAAACACAATAGAGTATTCATCACAAGCTGATGAGCTAAGTAAAGTTTCATATTGGACAGAAGTAAAAGAACAAATAGAAAAGTTATGAGAGCAATAATCGAATTCGACCTTGATGAGCCAACAGACATTGAGGCTCACAAAAGATTCACCAACTTAAATGCAGTATACATTGCACTTTGGGACTTTGATCAATTGATGAGGTCACAAATCAAGTACAACTCTGAAAACTATTCAGGCGAACAATTGGACGCATTGGATAAGCTGCGTGATAAATTTTATGAGATATTGAATGACAACCAAATAAAGATTGATTGATGACGGCGAAGGAGAAAGCTCAAGACATTTATGATAAAGTCTATAATGGGATGGGTAATGGTGTACCCAAACAATACGTTATTAAATGCGCCACGATTTTGGTGGATGAAATGATTGAATACTTAACTGAGTGGGGCAATGAAGACATATCAGCAATTCACGCAATATATTTGTATCAGGTAAAAAACGAATTAATAAAAATATGAATCAAGAACAATCTCAAGATATAGCCAAGCACACTTATACTATGTGCATTTTATTTGGTTTATGGTTACAACAAAAGGATCAACGCAAACGACTTGCTAAAACTGATATGAGCAAACTATTTGATGAGTGGATTACAATGATTGCAAAAGAAGTAAACAATGCAAAAGATTAAAGTAAACCTTGACTATAACATCATAACGGTGAAACAATATGTTGACTTCCTGAATAATGAAGGCAATGACATAGGTCAAGTGTCCGCAATTCTCGGACAGTCGAAAGACTTTGTGCGTCAGCTTACTCCAGAAGATATGGACAAAGTTATCAATGGCTTTCGTGAGGTTATTGCTACTCCAATGGCAAACCATCAACATAAATGGAAGGGATATGGCTTCATACCTGACATCAATAAAATCTCATTTGGTGAATGGCTTGACATGGATACGAACTGCAAAGATTTTCCAAAGAATCTACCCAAGCTATTGTCGATCTTGTATAGACCAATAACTTCTGAGATAGGCACAAAATATAAGATTGAGCAGTATACCGCTGACCATTTGAGTAATGCGAAAGACTTTGAGCAAATGCCGTTATCAATCGCCAATGGTGCGTTGCTTTTTTTTTCGAGTATCGAAAGCGAATTGGTGACCACTTCCCTCTCGTATTTAGAACAACAGATCCAGACGAATCTGACGAAGGCGATGGAGACGATAGAGGAAGCGTTGCAACGAGCGAACTAGCAGAAAGATACGGATGGTTTCACGTAATCGAAGAACTTTCCGACAGAGACATCACTAAATTTGATTCCATCACAGAGACACAAGCGTCAACCATCTTTGCTCATCTTTCTTATCGCATAGATTATTACAACTTCCAGAAACAATTACTATCTAAAAACGACCATTAAAGCTACTTAACTTATATGAGCGATTCTTCACTATACACATACAATGTCGTCATTGGTAAATTTGAGCAGTTTGCCAATACACACGCATTGTTACGCAGGTTCACACACGGACAAATAATTCAGGCAGACCTTGAAAAGGAGGGTGAATGGCCGTGGATGCACGTTACACCTACTTCATTCAGCTTTGATTCAGGTGCTTTAACGTATTCTTTTGATGTTTACTTTGCAGATTTGCCACGTGATAAGGAGGAAAAGACGGAATACCAAAGGCATTCAATGAGTGAGTGCATCCAGTTGGCTGGTGACTTTGTCGCTATGCTCGAAAATGGGAGCATCTTTGATGAGTCGGTAGTGTTAGGCAAACCGATAACTGCTCAACCATTCATTGAGGAGTTTAGTCACGTATTAACAGGTGTGCAATTGTCCATTGACATCACAGTTGATTACGAGTGGAACGCGTGTATCATTCCTTACACAGGCGACTAATGAAAAAGCTGCAATACACAACCAATGATCCATCTGCAACCACTGACTATTTGGCTGCGGATAATACTTGGAAAACAATACCAGGCGGTGGAGGTGGTGGAATTACTTCATTAAATTCATTAACTGGTGCAACACAAACATTTGTGACTGGTAACGCAGGTACTGACTTTGCAATATCATCAGTAGGTACATCTCACACGTTTAATGTCCCAACTGCATCCGCTGCCAATAGAGGTCTATTGAGTTCGGCTGATTGGTCAACTTTCAATTCTAAAATTGGTATATCAAAATCAGTGCTATTCGGTAACTTTGGAGCAGGTTCGGTTGGTGCAGGTGCGACTCTTTACGCAGGGTTCGTAAAAGCAACTGCGTTATACAGCGCATCCCAAGCATTCCAAGCGAGAACAGTTGTACCCATTGCGTGTGTTGGTAAGAATCTAACCGTGAACATAGGAGCGCAACCAGCTTCAGGGAGTGCGGTTTTGACGATTCGTGTGGATGGAGTGGATAGCGCATACACGTTAACGATTGCCGCAGGTAGCGCAACTGGTAGTTATCAAAACACATCAAGTTCACTCAGTCTAAGCGCAGGTGGAACAATAGATATAAAGGTTCAAAATAACGCAGCAGCATCAACTGGAGCAATCGTAGCATTATCAATGATATTAGAAATATGAGATACACAATAACCGAATTCGATAACGTCACAATGATTTACGTCATTGACCAAAATATATTCTTTGGCTTCGATTCATCCGAAGATTACGCACCATTCCGCAACGCACTAATTGAGAAAGGTATTGATGCGTTTGTTGACTTACTTATTGAAGATAGTAACACAGCATTCTTAACGTTCACAGATGGCTACTAATCCAATCAATGAATTGATGAAGGAGTTCGGCCAAGAGGTTGTCGAAAGGGCTATGCTTAACTTGGGAGTGTATCGAACTGTCAACGGAAAGAAACGCAGGGCGGTGGCATCTGATACCTTGCGCAAGTCATTGACTTACCGGTATGATAGCAAATACAGACGCATTGATTTTTTTGCAAAAGGAAAGGCATCTGAGTATGGAATATTTGTAGAGGAAGGTGTGAATGGTTATCAGTCAAATAACAACTCTAGATTTTCATTTAGAAAAAAGTCAGTTGATGTTGAGGCAATTCGTAATTGGATGAAGATAAAAAGAATCCAACCACGTGAGCCAAATGGATCATTCAAAAAGTTCGCAACTCCAAAAGCAAAGGAAGACGCAACCGAATGGATGGCAAGTAAGATAGCAAGGTCAATAGCACGTAGGGGTATCAAACCACTCTTTTACTTTCGTGATGCAGTCAATGAAACGTTGGTGGATTACAACGCTAAATTTATGGCGACATTGAAAGCGGAAATAACTATAGCAATCGAAGAAAACTTACAAGGTAAAATAAAAGTATAATGGCATACAATACAGCAGTAACTGGTTTATCCGCGCAGGGCAATAGCCCAGTTCGAGGAATGTGCTACTCCAACAATGATGTCTCATTCACAATGACATCCTCAGAGTTCGCAAATAGTGGGTTCAAATATGTGGTGCGAATTGAAGATAATATCACTGGCAATGATTACAAATTTTATATTGCTCCCAATGCTGTTGGTAGTGGTGTGTTCAATGCTAAAACTATGTTCAATCAATTAGTAACGACTGGCGTAACTGTACCCAATAGCGACGATGTGATACTTCAGATATCGGATGCGTTACTAATGAATGATAATTTAGTTAATAGATTTGATGTGAAATTATATCAAGGGTATGATGTAGCAGGTGTGTTCACCGAAGATGATTCCGTGCGTATTGATTATACGTTGATGTGCGTATATGGCAAGGGCAAAAGCAACTTCCTTGTAATGGGTAGCAATGACACCAAACCACTTGCACTATCTCAATGTTATGACAACACAATAGGATTCAATGCTGAAACAATAGCTTCACGCATCAATATTCCTGCGACATTGCAGGAAGAGGTAATCAATTGGCAACGCATATCAAGGTCGAATGTTACTGGAGCAAAAGATAGCGCATACAAGATACTCAGTTGGATAGCAGACGATGGTACTTTCATAAATGAAAACTATCCGTATACGACTATTGCCAATTTTAGATATGTATTATATGACAACGCATACGCTGAAATCACAACCTTTGATATTCCGATGGAGTTCATTGAGGGTGGATTGATTCATATTCCCGCAGGATTAAAGAACTTAGTCGAAGGCTCACTCATTACGCAAGGACAAGCAGACGATACTTCATTTTGGACAATAGTCGGAGTAAATGGTGACGATGTTGAGGTGACTGCCAAATACGGATTTTACATTGACGAAGATTGCAAACATAATCCAGTGCATTTGTACTGGCTCAATCAATTGGGTGGATGGGATAGTTATTCATTTATCAAAAAGAATGAGCGTTCAATTGATGTCGAAAAGAAACGTTACAAGACTTATCTCGGTAACTATAATACGGCAGACGTTGACAACCCATTTGATACCAAAAACTATTCAAGGTCACTCAATGAGCGTGAGCCAATCACAAAGACATTCATTAACTTAACGAGCGACTGGGTAACTGAGTCGGAGTACAAATGGATGCGAGATTTGTTCTATTCCAAATCTGTTTGGATGGTGGATGACAACGTGGATGGCTATAACATTCTTCCAGTAGTGGTTGAAGATACCAACTACTTGATGAGACGTGAAAGGAACAGTCGTAAATATAACCAATCTTTGAGACTTCAATTGGCGAATGAGTACGACACCATTAACATCACAAGCTACGAATATCCACTACCTGACCCTGACCCTTGCACAATTGTGGATTCGGTTGCGGTTGTTGCAGCAAATGGTGTAGCAAATATTTCACCTACTCCAAATGAATACCCAGTTGTGTTCCAAGCAACTAATTGGGGTACAAATGGAGGCACTAAATATATGCCTAAGATTTGGAACGTGAATGGACTTCCATCCGATCCGAATGGGTTGGTAACTGGTCAACTTTACCGAGTAGAAATCACATTGAGTACACCAATGACTGGGTTATTTTATTTCTCATTCGGAAGATTAGCACCTCAACCATCATTCAATGGATGGGATTGGGCTCTAGATGGTAGCTTGACCACAACGCAAGTCAATAACTTGATATGGAATCCATACAATCTAAGCGGTGGCACGGGTGTATATGGCATATTGGCTAAGGCAGGATTGGCTGCTCCAGGTTACACAGGTACAATAACTATAAATGTCTACTCAGGTAGCGGTTGCTAACTATGGAAACAGCTTTAATACTATACACGCAAGGTGACAACACACCTTACTTAGTTGACTTATACGAGAATGAGAATATCTCTTTGAACTATTCGTTTAACGACATCAAAGACCTCACTCCACGTGGTAACTATTCGAGGACTTTTCGCATTCCATTTACTGAGACGAATGCAAAGATTTTTGGGTTTGTTCAAGAGAATACATTTCAGTTTAGCGGCTTCAATCCTAAGCGCAAAATCAATGCATCAATCACAGTTGATACCATACCAATCATTGAAGGCTACGTGCAATTTAAGGCGGCATATACAAGCAATGGTGAGGTATCAGATTTGGAGATTGTATTCTTTGGAAATGTAGTGGATTTCTTCAAGACTATTGGAGATGCTGATTTCAAAAACTACATTTCATCCGAGTTGCAAACTGACTTTGATTTTTTAGTCAGTTATGATACTATCCCCGATTTTAATACTACAGATGATGTCTATCTTGGATTAACGGATAGAGGTCAAAATTGGGTAATGAATGTTGCGGATAGTGGCACTCGTAATATTATGAGCGAATTTGCTTCAGTAGTTCCAAAGGTTGGTGAACTTACTCCATTCGTTAGGTCAAGATACATATTCGATAAGATTTTTGCATTAAGTGGATTTCAATTCAATGATGCCGATAGTGATACATTGGTTGACCAACTGGATAAGATGTGGATACCTTGGTGCGGTGAAGCTAATATAATTGCTCAAGATGGAAATGCTGATACTGCACGTTTTGAAATCAGAAATTCATCTAATATAACGCTAACAGATTCAGATTTTGTAGAGACAACTTTGAGTGATGGCAATACCGTGTTAATTGCTGACTTACCAACTCTTGATATTCTTATTGATCCAGGTGCAAATATTGGAGCAAACAACACGTATACAACTCCATTTAGTGGTTCATTTACAATAGCTGGTTCAATTACATTGCAAGTAGATGAGCAAACACGTAAATTGATTTTAGCATTTTTATATGATGATGGAGTTAACCAATACATTTTACCCAATCAAGGTTATATCTATCTTGAAACATACGATGAATTTACAGCATCTTGGATTTATACTACCAATGTTGATGTGAATACATCAAGCGGAGCATCATCTTCTTTCTTTCAGCAAGGTATAACAGTCAAACCAATCATATACGCTGAATTAGATGCGTTTGTAGGTACTTCCATTTTTGGTACACCAACAACTATAACCATATCAAACATAAGTATGCTATCTTTAGAAATTAGCAAACCATTATATGGTAATGTAATTGATTGGAGTGCTAATGCGCCAGTGATGAAATGTAGTGAGTTTATGTCTTCTCTTTTCAAGATGTTCAACTTGGTGGTTATAGCTGATGATGTGAATCCAAAGTTGTTATCATTTATACCGATTCAGGAATACTTAGCGCAAGGAAATACAAAAGATTGGTCAAATAAAATAGACTTATCCAAAGACATCACACTCACTTCAACTGCTGATAGCCAAGCGCAAGAAAACACTTGGACTTACAAGTCTATGAATGATTATTACAATCAAATTTACAATGCACAAGGTAATCGTGTATATGGTAGGTTGTTGTTAGTTGATCCCGAAAATGACTTTGCAACAAAAGAAAAAAAGACTGAGTTGATGTTTGGTGCTACTCCTTTGAATACAATCAAAGGTAGTCAGTTAGCCATCCCTAAATTCCAAACAGCGAATAGTCAATACGCAGCACCTGGGCCTCGCATCCTTTACAAAACCAATGATGAAATTACATTCAAAATATTTAATGATAATATAAGCGGTTATGTGCTAATTACTCTAAATTTATTTAGCCATTATAGTACCGTGACTCCATCCATTGCGGATGAAGATTTGAACTTTGGGCAAGAGACTCCATTGCACTATGTCAACACCACACCTTGGAAAACATTATACGCAAGATATTGGAATGATTACATTGCTGACATTTACGCACCTGATGCACGTATCTTAGAAGGTTTCTTTGCGTTAGACTTTGCCGACATTTATCAATTCAAATTTAACGATCAAATCTTTATTAAAGATTCGTACTGGCGCATCCTTGAAATCAGCGACTATGTGGTGGGGATGCAGGACACGGTGAAGGTAAAACTTATCAAAATGGTAAGCGCAACTCCCGACTGTTTGCTAAGTCCAAAGCCAGTTATTGGAATTGATGGCAATATTATTTGGGAAGATGCAGAAGGTGAAATACAACCGGGTACTCAAATTTGTTGTAATAATTATGGTTACCATTGGATAGATAGTGAATGTTATCCATCTCCAAGAGACTCAAAAGGAATTGGTGGTAGGGATAAGATTTTTACTGAGATTACAACTGATTTGAGTAATAGGCAAACAGTACCAACCAAAGATGCTGCATACATAGCACCTAACAATATTGTTTTAGATAGCAACACCCGAACTTTTGTAAATGGAGATAGCAACTTTGTTGGAGGTGGGAATGATGGATCAATTGTAAGCGGCAGAAATAACGTAGTTGAAAGTGGACAAGGTAGTCTATTTGTAATTGGTGATTCATCAAGAGTAATTAACGCAGGAATAAGTATTGGCGGTGGTGGCAATTATGCAGGACAATACCAAAGTGGAATCATTCAACTCAATGGATTTGGCACTTGGACAAATAGCACAACGGCAATCAATTTATTATCTAATAGGTCAGCAATCACAATGCCTGACAATTCAGTATGGTATATTAAATTGATGATTGTTGCATCACACGCAGATGGCACTGGTATTGATTTCGGAGTAACTGCTGAATTCAATTTCAATATCCAAAACTCAGGTGGGATATCACTCAAAAATGTAACTTTGGTAGATACATATTCAGCAGGAATTTCAGGAGATATGGAGGTGGATATGAATATAAGCGGTTCAACTTTTAATCCAATTGTATACCTTAAAAATTCATCCTATCCAATACCAGATGTCAACATTACAGCACAACTAA